GATGTTTCATACTCCATTGCTATTGCTTTCAATGAACGAGAAATGTGGCTCACCTCTTGCACTCTTGAGTCATGTCCAGGTGAGGAGAGCAGTTGCAAGTAATCGATAACGATTAAACCAAGCTCACCTTCAAGCCTTTGCTTTGCAACAAATGCCTCAATACTTTGCATGGTTGCTTGATTATCATCCTTGAAAGTAATTGGCCAACCTTGCATTGCTTGCACTTGAGTCTCTAGCTTTTGCTTATGTCCTGCATTGAGAAACCCCTTGCCTGTTGGCTTGCGTACTCCACTTGCATTGGAAAGTAATCTTCCGGCACACTCACTTGCTGTCATCTCCAAGCTTGCATAGCTTGCCCGTAAACCACGCTTTGCAGTCTCATATGTCATTTGTATTGCAAGTGCTGACTTACCTACTCCTGGACGTGCAGCAAGGACATAAAGGCTACCTTTCTTGAATCCACCTCCAAGAATAGCATCTAGCTTTTGCAAGCCTGTGGGTATTGCTTGCGTACCACCTGCATCAACCTCAAGAAATTCTGCAAATGCTTCTTTACTTGCTGCACCACATGCAACCACACCTTTGCGTTGACTGAGTGATTTAGCAACCCGGTTAACAAATGATTGAGAAATCTCTTCAGCTGGCTTGCTTGCTTTAAGATCATCACTCGCATGATAAAGTGCCGTTTCCACGGCCCTCGTATTGCGGTACTCAATCAGATATTCAATGTATCTATCAATTGATCCACCACCATACTTCTCAGATAAAAACAATATCTCATCTTTAAGCTCTGGATGTTCGATGATTAAATCAATCTCATTGCATGGAGATAAGCGTAGGCACGTCTCAAAGATCGTGGAACGATCCATGCTATGAAAGTCATCCTTGGTAAGTGCTTCACCTGCTTGTGCTGTGGCTACTCCAGTTTCATCATGGAGCATGGAGGAGAGAACTGCTTGTTCTGCTAGCTCATAGTCAATCATCCGGGTGTTTCGTAGTTACATCGAAATTTAATCCATGAGTTGAAACAGAATTATCCACGTGGTTATCATAGCCACCATCATTCAACCAGGAGTTTGGATGTTTTGCATAATTTCCTTTAGCATGAAAATGCTCGTTGTATTTATCTGCAACAATCTTGGGATCAAGCTGTGAGAGATCATCCCAATTCAATCTGATAGTCTTTACAACACGTCTTGCAAATTGCTGGTTTTTACATACTTCCCAAAATGCTTGAAACCATGCATGAGTTTCCTCTTTTTTTACATCCTTATTTTTTGTCTCTGTATTACAGTTCATTATATCTTTAGATATAATAATATTATCTACACACGTGTGCGCGCGAGGTTTGTCAGACAGTGGTATTACATTGGTATTTTGTAAAGTAGGTGCAATGAACTGTGAAATCGCTGCTTTAACGACCTCCGATTTATTCATTCCGGTCATCTTACAAAACATCAATAATCGTGCGTTTGCAATCTCAGTTAATCGAAATGATGAGGAGTAACTTTTTGCTTTTTCTTGTTCTTCTTCTGACATATTTTATCCTCCTATTATTGCTACCAACCATGCAAAAATCATCCACATCCAGGTTAAGGTTGCGGTGATAAACATTGCGGTAAATATTATTTTATTTATCATTTTATTAAGTAAACTCATGTGTATTTTTATGTAGTTGTTTGTAGTATTTGATCCCGTGGGACAGTACGAGATGAGTGATTTTTAATTGTTTCTACGGGTATTAGATATGCCTTTTTTGGGTGACTATCACCCTTTCCTGTAAAAATCCGCAGGGGTGGATTCAACGATACTATCAAGTCTTTTAACTTCCGTGGAGTAATAAATATAAACTCCGTTTTTGTATCGAAGATCCACCAATCTGCGGTTGTTCCCATCAACCCGGATGGTTTCCCATACATCTCAATTTCCACCACCAAGTTACCAGTATAATGCGCCTTCCAATCTTGCTTCACCTCGTATCCTTGCTTGGTGTTGGCCAAAAAGAAATCAAAGTTTTTGAACTTGCCCGGTATTGCTATGGGCTTGTGTCCTAGAGATTGGAAGAACGCAATTAGCTGGTCTTCACGTTGCTTGCCAATATCAAGACTCGTGTCGAATTCGGTCATTGATTGTTGGTGTGTCAGGATTAGGAATTATATTATCACCACGAACATTAATTCTATCCATTTTTTTGCCCTTCAACCAATTGTTCCAACATAATATTCCTGCTTTTAAAATGTATCGAGTCTCTGGTTGTGCATTAAAAGTAACATGCTTAATAAACGCATTTCTAAGTATTAAACATGGACTTCCCTTTGTTAAGTTTTCTCCATAAAAAACTTGGTTCAAAAACTTGTCTGCCAATGTGGTTGACTCTTCATCTTCTACTCTGCCTTCTGCCCTTCTAAGCATATAGTTTAAGCAAGAGGTTGCAGTTGATTTAATTTTGAGAAGTTTATACCATTTTTGCCCCTGCTTGACTGAGGTATCAAGATTCGGATATTTGAGAAGTAATTCTTCGCATTCATGGTTCTCTATTCTTGCAGATCGACCACCACCAGCAGCAGAAATTTCTCCTGTGGTATCAACCTTATGAATAACTGCCAATGTCGCAGCTATTGCTGTAGTTCGCTTCATTCCATTAATGCTGAATACATCTGCCACATTTCTTCTTTTACCAGAATCAATTGTGTTAAACGCTTCATTGTTATCCAAAACAACGCATATTACCTTTATTGGCACATCTGCCTTAATGCACGCATGTAGTCGATGCTGTCCATCAATCAACATGCCACTGCCAAATGTAATAGTCTCCCCATTTAGTTGCCATCTGAGATCTTTCATTTGCTTGGCATATCTTTTGACTACTGCACTTGAGACATTTCTGTTTTTTATCTGACCAGCTAGAATTTCTTTTGCTTCCTTTGGGGTTATTGTTTGTATGTCGATGTACACACCTAGTTCACTATCGTATAAGTATTGTGACTCAGGCATCTGCGAGTTCATTGTTTGTTGTGCTATATTCATATTATTTTGTTTTTGTTGTTTATGAAGTCCATGACTTCTCGTTTAATAATTTAATTAGGTCTTCAAGTTTGCATGTGAACATGCTCTCCGTGTTATTTTTTCTGTGTATTACGCATGGTGGTTTATCACCTGCATCTCGTATGCTCTGTGTCATCGCAGCATACAGGTTTAATGCCTGGACATGCTTTGCCTCGATATGAAATGGAAAATCACTCACCACATCCGGGCTATCCGATCCACCAGAGAACTGCTGTCCTCTGCGTGAATCTGGATATCCATTTTCGGATAAGTAACGTGCTAATTCTCTCTCGTATCTAGCTCCTTTAGAGCGAGAATTAATTTTGCCCATTTATATTTTTTCCCACTAGGTTAATCTTGGTTGCCATTTCTGGATCGCATTCAAGCAAATCATGGATCTTATTAACAGTGTGGGATATGTTGCTATGATTTCGGTCGAAGACCTTGCCCAACTCTTCAACCTTATATCCTTGTTTACGAGAGTAGAAGATTGCACATTGACGAGCTAAAGCCACGTCCTGCGTGCGTTTCCTACTTTCAATTTCTGCAACACTTACACCAAGAGTCTTGGCACATATCTTTTTAATGTCATCAATCGATACCATGCATTCTCTGTGAGTATAGACATTTATTTCAGGTTCATTCTCGTAGTAATCCACAACAGGTTCACCTTCCAATGTAGCGACTAATTGTTTTAGTGCTGCATGTAATACCACAACCGCGCCTTCGAAGTTCTGATTACTGATATGAGCTTCAGCATACCGCAGCACTTTATCCATCTCGTTTATTTTTAATCGATTAGCCATTCTTCACTGCTCCTTCCCTCAGTTCGTAACCATTTGTTAATTTCACGTTTATCCCATGCAAATCCACGTCCACCTCGACCACTCGCTCCATCAATTATGTAACATGTTAATCCCTCATCCTCATGGAATTGATCCAGCGAGGTCTGCGATTTAAATCCAAGTAGTTTAAGTGCTTTCTTGCTTGTAATTAAATACTTCTTTGCACCTTGATTCCTGCCCATTATGCCACCTCCTTTTGATTAGCCCAACGCAAGGCATTGGAAAATTCATACATCGATATGGTCTGCCTGTTTCGGATCTTCCTGGTCTCAATGTTATGCTCCTTAATTATCTTATAAACATAACTGCGACTAACACCAAACTTCTCGCTAGTCTTACTAATGGACAAGCGATTCTCTGTGAAAGGCGTGCCAAGATTTAATGTTTTAATATCATCCGAATAGCCCGGCCATACATCGGTACGCAAACATTCACCATAGATTTTAATCGATTCAAGCACACGGGGTACTTCACGCTCAATGTCGTTGTTATCTATTGCGTAACATGCAGTTGCATATGGTTCAGACTTTTCGACAACCAAGAACACAAACTGCTTGGGTCGCTCGCCCATCTGCCGTAATGCAGTCATGTAAAATGCAGCTTGGAATGCATAACCAAATTGGCGTACACTCTTGGCAAATCCTTTCTCGCTTGCATCCATCGTTGTCTTCAAGTCCAACACGATACCACTATCCTTGTTGTACAAGTCAGGACGGACTTTGCATGGTGTGCCTTCGATGTCGAAGAACCCGGTATGTTCAATCAGACTGTTTGCATCATACAAAAGATTCTTTGCCATTGGATGTTGCAACACACTAGCAGCTACATCCATGCACATCACATAATCGGATGGTGGTAACCATCGCTTGCCTGGGTTAGCATCCTCCATCTCTGCAAATGCTTCCTTGTATGCGTTTGTCCTGCTTGAGTTACCATCAATCTCTGCTGGTTTACATCCATACTCAGTATCAGTTAAGTGTGGTTCAAGCACTGCACTATGAATCATTCCACCATTCAATAGGGCAGGGGTACTTGGTGTTGGGAACTTCATCGAATGCTTCACCTTGAGTGGGCAAGAGCCGAGCAATTGTCTTGCTCGACTCGAACCCAACGCTGGATCAGCATGATAAGCCTCGTTGCTAATATTAGGACGTAACATATTAGAATGGTTCTCCATCTTCATCCACTTCAGCAGCGGGTGGTTCAAACTCTGCGAATGGATCTTCTCCATCAAACAATGCCGGAAGGTTAATCCTTTTTAATTCTGCCTTGGCAATAGCTCGCAAATCATCATCCATCTTTTTGATTGGTTTCGGATTCATTGCATAGGTTGTTTCCAGACCTTCACCATTGCGTACAACACTGATGTCGTACTTCCGGCAGTCACCCCAATCCTCATCGTTAGCAAGCTGGAGCAACTCTGATTGAAGTTTTGTCTGCGTCATTTCTAGAATCTGCACTTTGCTTTCGTTGTAGTTGTACACCACAAACGCATAAAAACTGCGTGGCTTATCCTCAAATGCCTGTGGTGCTTCTTCACCTTCTGCCCAGCGAATTGGACGCTTCTTGCCATCCTCTACTGTCCAGCCTAACGTTCCACATATAAAGCCTGGAGTAGGCTTGTCATCACTACTTCCGATAATTCGGAACTTATTTTCACCCTGTTGGAATCGCATGTAGTTTCCACTACCGCCACCACCTTCTGAAGGTGCTTTTATATTACTTGGTAAGAATGCCATAATATTATTTATTTATGTTTATTGTATTTTATTGTTGCCTATTGTATTTTGCTATGATTTTTAAATGCATGAGCAAAACCCGTGAAAATCTAACTAAACCCCTGTCCCTACGCTTACACTCTGAAGTGCGTAAAACTATTAAGACCCTCAGTGATGATACAGGTCTTCATCAAGCCCAGCTTTACGACATGGTTCTTCGTGCAGCTTGTAAGACAATTGCTGATAATGGCATGAAACTTGAGCTTCCGCTGAAGTTTGAGTTTCCAAAAAAGAAGTAAGCAATTTCTGCAAGTCTGCAATCTGCACTTCACTAGGTCGGTCGGCAAATATCTCAACTGCTCCGTTTGGTTTTATGCGAAATTCTATACCGTTGAATACTGCTGTTGTTATCATAACTAATTGTAGTTGAATGTAGTTTAAATTATTGTTTTGCATATAAGTAATATGCATGGAAGGTTTTTTAATTATGCGATTTTGGTCGCAGATATGGTAGGTAACCCACTATATATAGCATCGGTCAACTTGGTGTCCTTATGACCTAACGCTTTACTTGCGGGATAAATTCCATTGCTTTTCATCAATCGATGTCCGCAATATTTCCTTAAGAGGTGAACTGCAAATTTCTCTTTTACGCCACATTCTTCTTTTAAGAATTGTGCAAAGCGTTCACGGATTTTTACCTGCGTGCAACTTAATATTAAATTATTGAAGTCACGCATCTCCATGACCTTGTCCCAGAAAGTCGGATCGCAAGGTCTGTCCTGAAAGTCACCACCACTTTTAGGCTTATGAATACGAATGCATTTATTGCCTTCGACATCCTCATATAAATCACTCCACTTTGCTCGCCTCATTTCAGAATTACGCAAGCCCAATCCATAAGCAAGAAGGTACGCTTTGTAAAAAATTGGTTTTGTGTGCTTCACGGATTCACACTTCTCGATAATCACATTAATATCATTGGTAGGGACAAATGACTTAACCGGCTTTTGTTTAACTATCATTGTTTGCCAATTGGCCATATGACTAGTCTCAATTCCTATCTCGTCATACCACTCGATCATGCCCCGGCTAAATAAGGACTTGGACAATTTTAATCTGTCCGCACCTTCTGGAAAGTTACGCAAAAAATGTTTAGGTAATGTCAACCCACTTTTAGGATGCCTGCCACCAAGATACCTAGTATCGAGATCCAAGCTCATCTCTAATTTTTTTAATACATACTTAAATGCGTTCGCACAATTACGCATCGTTTCATACTTCGGCACTTTAAAAGAAGTGCTGCGACAATCTTTGTAAGCATATATTAATTCACTTAGGAGGATTGCCCGTGCTTTTGGTTTCTCATAATTTAGAACAATATTATTAGTCATATTTCGTGGGGTATTTGAAAATATGCCCCTATGATTTAAATCTACTGTGTTTGTATGTAAAGCATTTATGTCTTTCTTGGTTAAGTGCATTTTTTTTGATTATATTTTTTTGGGTTTTTATTATCCCTTGCAACTCCTTCTAAGAAATACATGATGTTTCCTATAAGAATTGCAAGGTATTGTCTAGTTATCGCTAGTTAATGTCCTTGATTTGTGACCACAAAAATCAAAAAATGTCTTTGTGTCAAACATATTGTGTATTTTTTTTAATTTCATTAGACAATGCTGTAATGCAGACCAAAAAAAGCCACCCGGAGGTGGCTGGGTGCTGACACTCCTGCCAGCTAACTCAAGGAATTACTACGTCCCTTTTGTAAATTGTAGGTTAGTTGGAGTTGTTTGTTTTGTCAATCTTGCAGTAATCCAGCTTGTAATAAATAACCTCTAATTGCGATGTCTGTTGCCTTTGCAGCTTTAGGTCTAGATTGGAGCAAACTACGCATAAGTTTGGGGTTAACTGCCGCTTCAGTAAGCACGCCTTGTAGTTTGAGTGCAGGCACTTCAGTCACAACTTTTCTTCCAATTTTTGCACCAAGTGCAGACATGATTAGTGGGCTACTTTTAGCTAATGCCATCATACTTCCAAGTGCAGATCCACCTGCTCTTGCAAGGACATCCATCACACCATCACCCATAGTCACAAGTTTTTGCATTTTTCTTGGGTCATTCACTGCGTCTTCAAATAGTTTAGCCTTTTGACTGATAGTTGTAAGGCTTGCAGATTGCTGTGGTGTGATAAGTCCTGAGTCAAGTAAGTTTTGCCTTACAGTCTTTCTTCCTGCCTTTGCGTTTAATATCTCATCAAGTTTATTACCACTAATTAAACCTTGCAGGTCACCTTTCCCAACTTTTGCTCGATCAAAAAGTTCATCAAATACTGCGTGCCTTAGACCTTCAAGTGCTTCTGGATTATTTGTTCTATTAACTGTTCTAGCTAAATCCTTAAACGCTTGTGCCTGGAAGTTTGAATCAAACTTTTGTTTTATTATGCCTGATAAATCATCAGATCCACCGGCAAGTTGAGCAGCTAAACTTTTCCTTTCCTTAATTAATTTAGATACCCCATCAAATGCTGTTTTCTTTAAAGTTTCTGCAAGTTTAACCTGTTGCTCAACATTTGTAACATCATCAAGCATCCCAATTTCTTTAAGAGTAAGTTTATTTGCTTGTATAAATTTTGTTAGTTTTTGTGCGTTTGCTTGATTTGTAGATTGGTTTACTACGCTTGCAGCAGCAGACTCCATAAAGTCTTTTTGCAACTTATTTAGTGTTTCTGTTGCCTGCGGTGCTTCCATTGTATCCACAGTGCGTTGTGTGGCTTTTTTGAGCGCTTGGAAGTTAACTGCTCTTGCTGCATCTGAACCTCCTTTTGCTCTTTCCAAAAACAATGTAGGATCAAGGTCTTGTAATTTATTGATTAGCTTTGTATTGAATTTTTCATTTAAAGACCTTGAGAATGCACGTGCTTCAGTTGCAGTCACATCAGTAACCTTTTCTAAATCTTGCAAAAGGGAGTTTGCAATGTCCTTCATTGGCCTTGCTTTATCAAACTCCTTTTGTGCAGTTAAACTTCTTTGTCTATCGAGTATTCTGCTTCTAACATTAAAAAGTTCTTTTGCAGAAATTGGTTCTGGTTGCATTTCTACTCGCTTTATAAATGCGTTTACCTCTTTTGGAAAAAGCGTTTCTCTAAATTCAGCAGGTACATCGTCTCTAAGTTGATTAAATTTTTTAACTACATCAAGATTGGATGTTGGTATCCTTACAGACTTGTCAACTTGTGACCACAATTGCTTTTCAGTTTTGCGTGCAAGTGTAAGTTCATTATCGATAATTTTTCGAGCTTCAGCACTTGCGTTTATTCCATCCTCTGCATTTTTGCTTAACACACGATTTACTGCATCTCCGGCTTTTTCTTCTGCAATCTCTACTCTTTTTGCAAGATTCTTTTCAAAAAAGTCTATACGTTTTTGTTGTGCTTCTTTTACAACTAATGGATTACTAGACCCTTTTAGTTTGTTTATCTTTTTATTAAAATTAGCTACTGTATTTTTGTTCTGCGTCTCAAGTGCTTGTTTGGCTAAATCATCCGCAGATGCCATCAAGGTGTTTTCTATTTTTGTAAATGCTTCTCGTGCCATTGGGTCTTGCACAACTTGAGCAACAGTCATTCCTGAGTCTTCTGCTTGTTTTAACTCATCTGCAAGCCCCGTAAGTCTGCGTTCGTCAAGTTCTGGATCTGTCTTTGTTAAGAACCCACTTTCTTGTAGTGCTTCTTCAACTCTTTTTCTAGCTGCTGTTTCTCTTCCAGATGGTGTAAGGTTTTCCGCAAGTTTTCTAGTTTGCCTTACACCTGCTTGCATTAATGGTGCAGGCCCAGCTACTCCACCTATCAACTCGGAGGCCATACCTAAATATTCATTACCTGGATCAATAGCTTCTGCACCTGCTCTAAAAGTACCTGCACCTAATGCAGATGTGCCTTCAATTGCTGCCATTTTCCCTGGTGAACTTGCAGTTGATTTTACTACATTGCTTAAAGTATCACGCATCATTGATCCTTCACGCCCTAATCCACTTTTTACTGCTGCCATTTTCCCTGGTGAACTTGCAGTTGTTGCAACTTTAGGTACTGCTTGCATTGCAGCTTGTGCAGGTTTTACTCTACTTGCTGCACCAAAAACAGGTGCTGCCATTCCTGTTGCCTGTCCAACTGTCCTTCCACCACGTGCTAATGCTCGCTGGTCAATAGGCAACTCTTGCTCATCACGATACCCCATGCCTCCAGCAACTAAAGCCTCTTTAATTGACTCACTTCCACCCATTGGTGCTTCTGATGGTTGTATAAAATCTTCGGGTACACCTAATGCTTCTAATCCTGTATCTGCACTTTTTACCAAAAAGTTGACTAGGTCAATAGGCGCGCCCAATGTGTCTGCAAGGAAACCTACATTAAAACCTTTTGCACCAGCAGATGCTTGTTGTGACATTGTTGATGGTTGGCTCAATCTATCAAACTCACGCAAAGCTGCTATAGCTCTTGCTTCGCTTTCTTTATTAAATGCACCATCATCAATCATGCGAACGACTGCTGCGGCCTCGGCTTTGTTATTTATGTATGACATACTATCTTCTAAACCTATTTAAAAGTTCTTCTTGCGTTGCAGCAGTTCCACTTTGTTGTGTTTGATCTTTTTTTATTATTTCCTCAAGAGAACTTGCTAGTGCTGGCAATTTTTGAATATTATCAAAAGCTTGTTTTCTTTGACTTTCTGTGCCAATTCCTGCCGTAAGAGTTTTTTCATCTGCTTTTATTTGTCTTCTAAGTAATGCTGGAAGCTTTGTAATTTTAGCTCTAAAAGTTCCATCATCGTCAGTTACTTGTGGAAGTATTTTGTTAATTTCTTGTTGTGTATATACCGATCCTTTATCACTTAGTGCTTTTACAAATGCAGGTCTAAATTGTTGATTTATTATTTCAACTTGCGCTGCACCTTCCTTGTCCCCTTCAAATGGAGTTCCTCCATAGAAATATCCTGCAATAGTATTAACTGCACCTTTAACCTGTCCTGCTAAATCACCTTGTGCAGATAGATTTATGTTATCCAATTGCACCGCAGATGCGTCCGTGCCTTCTGGTGATGATTTGGTTGCATCAATAACACCTTGCAGTTGTTCAGATTGTTTTCTTAAATTATCAGCTTCTGCTAAATTCTTTACAGCTTCAGATTTTAAAGTTTCTAATCTTTGTGCTTCTAAAGGAGTAAGTTCTCCCATTGTTTCAATCTTTTTCTCTAAGGCAGCAATTTCAGTAGCACCTTTAGTAAGATTTTGCACAAGTAATGCAGATTTTAATTGTGACTGTAATTTCCTATCACCTTCTGTTTCACTTAGAAATTTATTAGATGTTTTTTGAGCCTCGATTTGCTCATTTAGTAAATCCAATTGTCCTCTAACTCGGTCTCTTTCTGTTTCAGATTTTATTGTAAGTAAACTTTCTTCAAGTTCCGATTTACGATTAGTTAAATCTTTTGCGGCTAATTCTAAACCACTCATTGCGATCTTATTCTGTTGAGTTGCGTCTTTAAAATTAGCTTCTAGTCCTGCGATTCTGTTTTGAGATTGTATGAGTTGTAGTTTCGGTAATTGAAATAACCTTTTTTCTTGTTCTTCAATAAATGCAACCTTTTCAGCAGAAGATTTTGTTGGATCATTTAAAAACTCGTCTGCCATTGTTTTTTGCTCTGGAGATAATACTCCTGCTTGCACAAATTCATCCATGCCATTCATGGCAGACTTTACACGGGCATCGGCTTTCTTCTGCTTCTCCTTGTTAAGACCATATTTTTCAATAGCGCCTCCAATCTGTTGCCCTAAATTCGCAAACATTTGCCCTTGCGCACGTCCTGCTTCAACAATGGGTCGAGTATCGACCCGTGCCAGCGCTGATCCGTAATCTCCTCTAAAGAATGGTTTTGCCATAATATTATCTCCTTATTTTGTTAACCGCCAAATGGCCCAACATTTAGATTCCCTAGCAACCCACCACCAAGTGAACCAAGTCCGCTGTACAACCCGGCAGTCTTTGCTGCTTCCGCACCAACCTGTGCGTTGTACATGCTAGCTGCATTAGCTGCTTGATTCTGTATGTATCCTAACCCAGCCTCTGGATTCAAGTATTGTGGCCCTGAGTTTAATCCATATCCAGCCTGCCCAAACACCGATTGCCCGGCTTGCAAGCTCTGTCCTCCACCACGTCCAAGAACTGCTTGGAATGGATCAAGTGTGGATTGATCTTCAAGTGCTGCAAGACGTGTTGCAGCATCAATATATCCAAGTGTGCCTGACTGTTTAAGTTGCTCGTTTAATCGCTGGGCATCTGCGGTGGTTGCCTGTTGGAACTGACCAGCTTGTTGCTGTTGTGCTTGGTTTGCAAGTGCAGCACGCATGTCCACATCTGCTTGTGTCATGTTAACTTGTTGCTGTAATCCGGCTTGCTCACTTTCCTGTGCCATGCCACGAGTAATATCACCCTGTTGCAACCCTGCTTCCTGTCCAAGTACGGACTGTGCAAATGCTCGATTCTGCATACGACGTGCGTTGTCTTCAGCAACCCGTGCCTCTGCTTCTGCAATTGCACCTGACTGATCAAAGGTACGCCCCATGAGCGTGGATCTTGCTCGTGCAGCTTCTGCAATTTGTCGCTCCTCTCTTGGAGTCAGACCTTGCTTAAGTGCAGTCTGAGCATCGCTCAGTATGTCAGATCGTAATGTTCCATCTTCCAATCCAAGCTGCCTATTAAATGCAGTGCTTGCACTTAATTCGTTTGGGGCTGCCACAGTAACGTCTTCTACACCTGCAAATGTTGAATCCGTTGGAAGATCAATTGCCCCTGCTCCCGTTAAATTTTCTTTTTGTGCTTGAAGCACACCTCTTGCATCTGCAAGTGCTTCCTGCGTGCCAGGCTTGTAATCCTCCATGATGTCTTGGTATGTCCCAGATAGCCGGGCAACATCAAGTAAATCACGCTCCCGTTGCCGGGACAAGTTGCCTGCTTGTAAGTCTTCTGCTAGTGCGGATAAACCCAGAAATCCACCACCATCTTCTGCGGATGCAAATCCAGCCTGCCTGCCTGCGTCAGATTGCTGGTATGATGTAGGAAGTTCCCTACCTTCTGCCTCACCCATTTTCTCATAATGATCTTGTCCGTATTCTTCAATTGTGCGGGTATCACCTTGTTTTCTTCTGTTTAGGAAGTCTTGTTGTAAGTCAGGATTGTTCTCAACATATTGTTTAAAATCTTTCGCAAGAACAGTATCCCGCACACCACGCTTGTCACCAAGAATGTCAACCATACCATCACCTGTACGAAAAGTGGGTAGCGTGGTAGTTTCTGTTGTGCCTGCTTTAGTAGCATCTTGAATTATATTACCTTCCGTGTCCTTGGCAAAGATTGGTTGTGCATCAGATATTGCGTAGGAGTTTTGGTTTTTATTTAAACCATAACCGTCAAATCCTTCAGATCCCATCATTGTTTTCTGATCAAATCCGGGTATTGATGACCTTTCAGTTTTTATTTTATCTAAGATTTCTTGATCAAAGTCAGGATTATTTTCCAAGTTTGATATCAACTGATCTGTCAAATTGGTGAGTGTTGATGAAAGTCTATCTTGTAATGGGCCTTCGACCAAAGTCCCATCTGAAAATTTTTCTAGTGTCTCTGATGTAATAGGCAAATCATCAGATTGATCTATTACATTTCCATTAGCATCAACGAACTCAACTCTAACACGTTGTGCATCAGATACCACATTAGGATCACCAGCGTTTCGGATTATATTACCATTTGAGTCCTCAATAACTGTACGAATCTTTGCTTCCCCTGGTTCTGTGTATCCAGATATTGCACGCCCTTGATCATCGTAGGTAACCTCCTGTGTTTGCCCACCTTCCTCACCACCCAGCAAGGTCTGCCTAAGTATATCCGTGTCTGCCTGTGCAGTTTTTCTACGAATCGATTCTTCAAGTGGAAGCAAAGATTCAAGTGAACCTGTGCCTGCAAAGTCACCTGTGCCTGTAAGCAATCCTACCTGTGCTTGAAGTGCTTCTGAAAGTCCTTCGCCATAACTTGGTTGACTTGGTTGTGTAATATTTGTGTCTCCACCCATTTTTATTTCCTCCGATTAATTCGATTAAAGTCGTACCATTTTATTGGTTGTTTTTTTAAATGCCTCATCCATCCAACAAAAGATAGTGGATAGGGTATGCGGTTAATGAACTCGGATATTGCATCATCTCCAATTGCCGTTCTGACATACCATGCGTCTGGGCCAATCACCCCCCATTGCTCATCTGGATGCGTGTCAGAATCTGATCTTACTGCCTTGCCAAGCAATAATGTTTGCGGAGTAATAAATACATATCCGTATGCTGAGTACGAGGCAATGTCCTTGAACATATCGCCATTGATTTGCTCGTAAAACTCCTTAGCTCGTTCCAAAATATTCATGTACTAATTGTCGCTCCTAATGCGACCACCTTCCATGCAGATCCATCGGATACTGCGACTGTTGCTGCACCTGCGTTTCCATCGGTTACATAAATCATTTGTCCGGCTGGACTAGCGCTTGGCACACTAGCCACATCGTATGATTTAAGTGTCATTATTGTTCCACTTATCGTGCCACCTGTCAGAGCAACTGAATTGCTCGCTTGGGTGGCAATTGTGCCTAGTCCAAGTGCAGTCCTTGCTGCCCCGGCATTGGCACTTCCCGTGCCTCCATCTGCAATCGCAATGGGTGAGGATAACCCACTAATTGAACCACCTGTAATGTTTACGTTTGATTCGTTAATCGTGACAGTTGGTTCACCAAGTTGGTTAAGTGACGCAGCGGTTACATCCACACCTGTGGCAAATGTAAATCCTCGTGTCACTGTTGCGGTGATTGCCATCTATGCAACTTCCCTTCTTGCATTTGCACCCACACCAATTGCTTCTAAAGCAAGATGCCTAAAGCTTGGTCTGCCTGCGGTGACATTGATTTCTATGTTTGCCCCATACCCACGGGTACGACCCGTACCAAAGCGAAAGAGTGCTTCTTCTGTGCCATCTGCTGTGTGACTCAAAACTGTGTTACTTGCATCTGGGTCAAGTGTGTTGACCTTGATGTTAAACGCATCGTTATTGACTGTTTTTGCAGCCACCTGTCCACGTTTCCAACTCTTTACGCTAGTGTTTCCAAATGTAAAGGAGCGTGATACTAATTTACCTGCAATTGCAGTTGTGCCGGACTCGCTTGTACTTCCTATCTTGCGACCAGAATCATCTATGGAGTTTTCTTCCATAAGGTAAAATCCTGTGTCATTACATGCGAATAATCTGCGTCTTGTTGGTGCAGATCCGTGCGAGCATATTACCCAATCATCCACATGAAATGCCAAACTACCTGCCATTGCCGGATAGGAATCAACACTTGTCCAGGTAGATGTGAGCATATTAAATATAAATATCTTGTTTGGTACTGTTGAACTACCTGTTGGTACGGCAAGATAGTACTTGTTGTCATACACCACACCACATGCAGTATCTGCTGCTGCAAAATTAACCTCATCGAATTGATCTTGTATAGGTCTGGTCATGGGTATGGTTTCACCACTTATTTTACTAATAGCTACTCCAAGTCCCTTGGCAGGGTCTGTACCAGGTGACAAGACAATGACCCCGTTGTCAGATAGAAAGAATGTTTGTGGGCCAGACTGTGCAATTGATTTACGTGCCACACATCCATGCTGTCTTGTAATCTCGTAAGTGTTAGCTGCGGAGGTTGTGGCAATGTTGTTAATCATGTGGATCGAGTTACGCATAAACACGATTAGCTGATCTTCTTGGTAAGGTATAAAGCCTACAAGAAAATCTGCACTACCTTTATTTAATCTAAATTGCGAGTCAGCAGCAGTGAAGTTATTACTATCAAGCAAGTCTGACATAATTACACTGTAATTACTATCTCCAGGTGGTCCAGAACCTGTTACAGGATTTGCAATGATTAATCGGTTACGAAAACTTATACCAAAGGTTGAGTTGGGACAGGCAATACCTGCACCTGATGCAGTGCCTGTTTTTACAGTAAAATCAGTTGGACTACTAAAGTTACCATCCCATTCTAGTGGTCGTTTATCAGTGCCACGAAACAAGATTAGCTTTTCGAAGTTTTGCACAAAGCTCGCCCCATCTGCTTCTGCCACGATTTCTCCACCAGGATAGTCGATGTCGATACCTGAGTTGTTTGCGTCATTCCAAATGATTGCTTTTGTCTTGGTGGCAACCACCACAAACTCTGTGCCTGTTGCTGGGTCGCTGAATAAAGTCGCACAAAAGCATCGCTCGTCTGTGCCGTTGTAACTTAAGGTTACACTACCTGCCAAGAAATCAATACCTTTGCGTACTTCTGCAAGGTCACCAATCAAGCGCATATTCTCGCTTGTCTGTACAAAGCCCGGTTCTAAAGAAGTTGCTTCTTGGTAACTATCAATACCACGAAATCCACGATCTCCATCTTGAAGAACCTGGTCATCGAGTCTGCCTGTTGTGCGATACCTTGCCATAGTTCACTTCTTCTTTACTTCTTGGTAGAGTTTTCTACTCATGTACACGATGGTGATAATACCTGCAATACATCCAAATAAACTATCTAGGTGTGACAAACCAAAGGTGGCAAGCGTACCACCCATACCTAAGATTGCAGTGCGATCTATCATTAGAACAACCAATCTAATATGATGATGCCAACAATTAGTCCTACGAATACAGTTAACATTTGTGCTTTTTTTGACATGTCTAAGAATTTGTCACGTAATATTTCTAAATTTCTCATAAGTTTTGGGAAGGTGGTTTGACAGGAAATGGTGCGCGTGTAAGGTGTTTTTCTGCTTCTGTTTTTGAACATTGACGAGCAGTGCGTTTGGCAATGAAGATAGGTATGGCAAGGTAACATCCTAGTAATACCGCTGCTCCAATTAAGATTTTTTTCACGTAAGATGTAAATTCAGCAAATCCACTCTTATGTTCTTCCATCCCCTGTGCAACAAGAGCAGATACATCCCCGTGTGATAATGCCTCTATAGTTTCTTCTGCCTCAATGAGTGCATCCTTATTTTTAAGTGCCTCACCAGCTAGTACACCCGCACCAGCACCAAGTGCAGCAGTGCCTGGGCCACCTAAACTTCCCGCACCGCCACCAATCACCCCGCCGATTGTTGGGTAGGTGGAGCGAAGGGAGCATCCGGTAAGGCATATCGCCAATAATAGTATGGTGGTGTAAATCACTCAGCTAAGTGCGACTGATTTAAGTGTTGAGTCAGAAGCTCCAGCAGTTGTAACAGCTACATAAATTTTAAAAGTATCAGTGGCTAAATACAACTCTCCTTGAGTAGATTCTTTTGCAAACTTCGTCTTATTCGCATCAGTCCCTGTTTTCACAGCGATCTGAAAATCTTTCCGATCTAATTTTTGCTGTGCCATGACTTAGGAAGCTGTTCCAGCGTTGATCAGAGGTGAGGAGGGGCGAAGACGAAGATCATCGTTTGCTGGGTCTACGAATAGCGGGTCTGTAAAAATACAATTTGTTCCGCCTGATGCGTTACCACTTCCCATTTGGAAAAAGGAACAGTTTGTAGCACTGTTTACCAAAGTTAAGGCTGAATTTATAGCACTGTTATCGTCACATTTAAAAGCCGTGTTTGTAATCGCCCCATTAGGGGCATTAAAGCCCGTAAAAGTTACAGCAGTAGTGACACTAGTCGCTAAAATACTAATTGTACAATTGTTGAAAACAGGATTAGCGAAAGAAAAATACCGAACACAATTTCCTGTGACTCTGTGAGAAAAATTACAATTTGTATATTTGCCTGTCCCACCAAAACCTGGTGTCGTACTGCCTGAGCAAGCTAAACTAGAGTCCCACACCATTTTACAATTATTAAATTCGTCTGTAGTATTTGCGGGGACAGTTCCAAATCCTTTAATTGTAAATTTATTTACCTTAATGTTAGCATTTGTTCCCAAATTATTTTCATCACCTAATTTAAGTCGAAGAGGGCCAGCGTTGGAAGTGGAGTTATTTAAAATTGCTTTCCCTAAATTGAGTGACTCGTAAGTCAAACCTTCAGCACCTTTTAAAGTCAGGGTACTACCTTGGTCATATGTGCCATCTAAAAAGTAAATAATGCCGTTTGTCCCCGCATCTGATTCTGCCGATGCTAAAGATGAAAAAGCGTATGCGTTTGCCTCGGATGTTCCATTAGCACTTCCTTGAGCGGTTGGTGCGATGTATACTGTTGCCATAATTTAAGTTTCCTAATTTGTTTAAGCGATTGAACCGCCACTGATTAATAAAGGTGATGAAAATGCTCCGATATTCGGTGCGTTAAAGCCTTGCTGAACGGGCAATCCGTTGGGGTCTTTCGCATCGCTGTCTCCGCTGATAAGCGAGTAAGTCCCTGTTGTAGTTGTAATTTCGATGTCTGGTTCGGCTGAATCTTCTACTGCGGAAATACCTGTTGAGATTGCTGTTTTACCTGACGAGTTAAATAAATAAAGTTTACCGTCAGCGTCCGATCCAAGCATTACCGACTTACTCGGATTATCTAAGACTAAGAAAGACTGATTAGGAAATGCTCCGATGTGTGGGTTAGTTGTGCCTCTTAATTGAGCATCTCCCACACCAGGTAGATTAGTTAATTGCGACCCATCGACTGCCGGTAATTTTACAGTTCCACTAACATCCGCTAACTGTACGACATTCGTTGCCGATGTTCCGACATTGAGAGTTGCCGCTGTTCCAAGTCCTAAATTCGTCCTACTTGTTCCGGCATTTGCAACATCAGATAAATTATTACTTGCGAGTAAATCGCCTTGTGCGGCAGCGGCTACTAAATTAGCAACTGTTACTTTTTTTGTGGTTGCAGTTCCACTTACATCAACAATGGGCAAAACATCATCGTTTGCTGGTGTTGCACCAAGTGCAGGTAATGCGGTAATTTTTTTGTTATTTGCCATGTCTAATTATGTTAAAATTCAAATTCTAAAAAGAATCCATCTTCGGTCTGCATGAATGCACTTGCTTCTGTTAATATAACCAAATTAGGTACATTAGATGGTGTACCACTACCTGTGCTTGCGCGTCCTACGCTAAGATTGATGTCAAGAGTGAGTGCCATTAAATGTTGTAGGCTATCACAGCACCACTTGTAAGTTGGATCTGTGAAATATTTCCATAAATCGCAGTATTTGCAGATAGGGTGGTTGCATCTTGCCCAGTACAAATATCTGACAAATTAGTAATGTTACTTGTAATGCTTGCAATTACTGTGTCTTCCGTTGCGAGTATTGCAAAGAATTTACCTGTCGTTGAATCTGTGGTATTAATATAAGTACCCCCATTTAAACCTAAACCTCTGTATTCTGATGCCATGATATTTGTCTTTTTTATGCCGATGAAACGGCAGTTGTTCCGTAAGTAATAAATTGTAATGGGGTAGATTGCCCCTCTTGTCTTTCGAGTTTGTCTAACTCGGTTTGTATGATTTGTTCCGCTTGTTGGTAGATCACGCCTGCCTTGTCGGTTTGCCCGTCTGCTTGTAACCAATCCCCGTATGCTCCAACAACCGCATATTCGCTAAATATGTATGGGAAGTCACTTGCTCCACTTGCATACTCTGGAAAACCTGCCCGGTAATGTACCCACACAGGTGCGTTGCTTGCTCGGTTAGGTAGAATTGCTTCTCCATAATCCGTGCTTCCACTAGCGTCCCCAATATTTTTAAATGCTAAATTATTTGAACTTGTTGATCCGTAAGGGTCATTATCAGTGACCCGAAATATCTCGCTAATCGTTGTGCCAAAATCAATGTAAGTAAGCATACTTGCAGTTGCCGTTGCTCCGCTACCACTACCGCCACTAAAACTAACTGTGGGTACTCCTGTAAATGCTGTGCCATTGTTAGTAACCGCAACACCATTTACTTCTCCATCTGCGTTAATGGTCGCAGTCGCTGCTGCGGAGTTTCCTCCTCCACCACTAAAAGCAACAGTTGGTGCAGATGTATAGCTCGATCCACCACTGCCCACTTGTACGCTTCTTACTCGAAGGTCTGGGATTATTTGTTCAATGACAGAGTTAAATGGCCATGCAGTTCTGTCCCACGCTAACTTGCCAAAGCGATTGAAGCTACGTACTGCTGCGGTTGATTCAGCAGTAAGGAATGAATCCACGCCAACCATGCTTACTAGGTTGGTGACCATTGTGCTTACTGCTATCTTTCTCATGCAAAACTTGGTTTGTCAAAACCTCCAGATACGAAGGTCTTTTTAGAAAATGATTTGGCTTTTAAATGTGGGTTGTCACGAAAAAATTCATTCGTAAACGCCTTATCTCCCCAGCATCCCTGCTTGTCTTGATGCCAGCGAAAGTATTCACGTGCAGGTATTGTGCCTTTTAATTGTCCAAGTCCCTCAACTTGTCCACCTTGACCATTCTCTTTGGCACACTCAATCTCACGTTTCTTTGCCTCGTATTTCTCAAGGTCTACTTCGTAACGCAAGTGCTTCTCCAGGTTCTTCATAAATTGTGAACCATTGCCCTGTGCCTTGCCCCATTTAGGTATGAATATTTCTGCCATGATAAAATGATGTGGAAAAGGGAGTGACCCGGATCGCAGGTCACTCCCCAAATCCTAATTGCAATTAAGCAAATTGACCAAGGTCAACGATACGTAATCCGATAACAATCTCTCCAGCAGTTGCTGATGCAATCGCTGCGTCTGTTACTTCTAGGATAACGGAAGCTGCTGTGTTTGTTCCACCGACAGGTTGTGACTGATTGCCTGTGAATGCGTCTCCTGTGTTGAACACAGGTGCAGACATTGCGTCTACATCCAAGGCATCGATAAACTCATCCGGGTCACCTGTTGATGTTCCTACGTCAATGACGAGGGATGTTGTACCTGCAAATGCGACACTTTCGTACACACCTACCATCTCAACTGCACCACCTGCGGGTATAGTTGCAATAGTTAATTGTCCACCATTGCCGACAGTTTGAAGGTCTTCATAGGTTGCGGTATACACATGTGTGAAACCACGTCCTGCTTCATTATTTGATAATTCTGGCATATCTTAAATCTCCTTATTTTAAGTGTTATTAGTTAAAATATCCGTGAGCAACAGGTGACAAACATGCCAATCCGGCAACTACGTCCACAAAACCTCTGCGGCCGCCTCCTTGGTTCTCAAGCTCAGTTACAGACTCAGCTTTCAAGGACATCATGGATACATACTCAGGATCAATTAGGAGTCCTGCGTCTGCGTCAACTGTGTCACTTCCGCTCGTTCTGTTGATAAAAAGGCTAGGAGCGATATTTACCATTCCGAAGTCACCCTCATAGACGGAAATTGAAAGAGTTATCTTCTTGCTTTCTGCGTCCTGGTTAACTGTGTAAGTTCCGTTGGTAGCTGCAAGCTGACGAGAGAAGTTTGAGATTTCCTGCTTGAGACTTGGGCCTGCAAGTAAGGTCAACTGTCCACCAGGCATTCCGTTAGCTTCGTAGAGTTCTTGAAGAACACTATTGAAAGTAGCTTCGGTTTGTGTGCCTGTAGTGTCATTAGCAACATTCTGTGCAAAGGTAGGAACATCGGAAGGTTGTCCACCTACTCCTAACCATTTAAGCATACCACGTGTTTTGTAAGGTGCGCCTGCTCCAGAGTCTGCTTGACGATCCTGTGAAGAACAGAATGCAGATTCTATACTGCGTTTTACGTTGCGTACTGCTTTGCTTTCCGCATTTGCAAATTCTGATGCGACACCAGCAGTGTCAACCATCTCTTGAATATCTGAAACCATGAATGTATCACGGAATTTTTGAATGTAATTTCCGATTCTAGCGCGGTCAGCGGACTGATTTTTAAATGCAGTTACATCTTCGCCTTCTTCTACTCCATCAAATTCTGGCGAGTTTAATTTATCAACTTGGTATTCAAAGAATGTCCCGGTTGCTTTTCCCTTTTTCATTAATGAAACAAAGGGCGTAGCCTCTGGTTCTAAAACTGAAATAATATCAGTTAAGTCCTCTTTATTGCCAGCAGTGTTGTACGTAGTACTTTTTGCCATATCTATATCCTCCTAATTTTGTTTAAATTATTTAACGATTGCTCGTTTTAGTTTTATGTAATGTTGGTAGTCTGCTATATTACCTGACTTCTCAAATTTAGCATGAGCAGCCTGGACAAGCTTCTTATGTTTACTTCCCTCAGATCTTGGTTTACTTGCACCAGCTTCTGTACTTGCGACAGGAGCAGTGGGCTTCTTCAATTTCTTGGGTTGACCTGCATTGGCTTGCCTTGCTTTTACTGCCTTTAATCCTTCCACCATTAACCCAAGTGCAAAGTTGCTGTTGGGCAAATGATCAACTAATGGCTTGTAAAGCGGACTTTGCTTTACCTGCATGAACATTTTGTAGTCCTCACTTTCTCCATCACTTAGGAACTCGAAAGTTTGAACCGCTTGTTGGTCAGATTGTTGACGCTCCTTTATCCATGCCTGTCTTGCAGGAGCATCTTTGCGAAGGATTTTTTTGGCATTCGCTTTGATGCGTCTCAAGTCAGACTTGGTGTAAGTCTTATCACCATCCTTGACTACATATTCATTGCCAGCGTCATCGTACTCCACTTCGTTTTCCATCCCTTCGTCTGCCCATTCAATGAGCGTATTAAGGTTCTCAACTTCCTTGGTAAGTGCGTTGATGTCGTTGACATTATGCAGAGCATTATCCTTTAGGAATGCAGGTTGTTCAGCAGGCACGGGTGCTTGCTCAACTTGCTGCTGGAGTTCTTGGTTCTCAGCTAACAGTGCTTTCTTCTGTGCGGTAAGCTTTCCAAACCGCTTGATTGCAGAAGCATTTAACTGTTTAGCTAAGTTCTTTGTCTCCTCCTCGGATAATGAATCCAGGTCTATGTTAAACTTTGAAAGAACATCTGAAGGTTGTACGGGCGGCTCATCTGATTCCTCTTCTGATTCATCCGGCACTTCAGCAGACTGATCCGAAGGTTCTTCTTCTTCCGTAGATTCTTCTGCAACGGGTTCTGATTCCTCTTCGGTTGTGGTTTCGGTTTCCTCGCTTTGGCGTTTCTGCATCAGAGATGATGCGAGTTCTGCCATTGTGAGATTCCCTTCACCTGACGTTAAACTATCTTCAACAGAATTTTCAGAGGATTCTGAGACAACCTCTTCAGTTAATGTTTCCATAAGATCAAGGCATGAAGTGCCTAGTGTAGCAAAATGTACTACAAACGACTACAAAGAGCAATAAAAAAACCCCCGCGCCCTTACCCCACAAAGGACACGGGGGGAATAACTATGAACCAATATAACTACAAGAAAAGTTACAGTTTATAAAAGGTGTCTAACTCCTCATCAATTGCTTCGAGCTTGCCACACATCATGTAATGTCTGTTTGTACTATCGATAATTGCAGGAGTTTGTAATTGTCGGATTACTTCCTCCCTCATTGCTTCACGCATGGCAATGTATTGCTTGAAGTGCGGGTCATTCTTTAAAGTAGCTAATGCTTGAATTGCTTCTTCCGGGTCAATTTCGTGGTAGGTCTTTTTTTTGCGAGGACTCATTTTCTTTTATGCAGACCATGTTTGGCATATTGCTTGCCTTTTTTGGTAGCTGCCCTCTTTTTTCGATTCGCAGCAGCAAGTTTTGCTCTGCCTGCTTTTGAACTTTTTAATCTTTTAATCTTACTTGCCGGAGCATACACCTCACCTGTTTCAGATGACTTCTTGCCAGATGCAGTTCTCCACTTCTGTCCTGTCCACTTCTTGAGTGACTTCTGTGACTTCTTTAATGGCATTAGTTGCGATAACCTCCACCTGCTGCTTTGTATTGCTTCGCAAGCATTTGTGCTTTGCGCGCACTCCATTGTCCACTTTTACCGCCCTTTGAGCCTGCCTTAATCTTATTAAATAGTCTCTTGCGCATAGTTGGCTTAGTGTAATTACCAGCTTCGTTCACACGGGACTTGGATTTCTTCTTAGCTACCATTTCTTACAACTCCAATAGCCAGCAGTTAATTTAGACTTTTTCTCATCGCATTTATGTCTTGCTCGGAAGGATTTACGCCTGGCGGGTTCTGACTTTCGTATGCGCATGTTAGGATCTCCGTAACGTACAAGCCGAATTTTGTCTCCTTCTTTAGCAAGGACTGCAAATTTTTTGGACTTACCGGGTGTCCTTTTTGGTTTATTATAACCACTAAATTTTTCACCACGATAGGTAATCATTTCTTTTTACGTTTTGTGACTTTACGCATTTTCTTACGTCCTTTCATTGTGCATTCCTCCATTTTATGTGTTTTGACTCTGCTGCGGAATACCTATCATAGTATCCACGTTTTAAAATCTTCTTTGATGCCTGTGCTAAATGTGCAAGTGATTGAACCAATATCATTGCATACTCAGGTGCATCATTACCTTCAAACTCATCCATGTTTTCATCTTCTGGATGGTCAGGATGAAAGCCAATAATCCATGTTCCTTCATGCTCCTTGTTCTGCACATCTATCCATTTATCAAATTCCTCGGCAGTCATCTTATTCCAATCTGTCCAAGCGATCACTTCCACTTCATCATCAACAGGTGGATTGTTTTTTTTGATCCGTGTGGCAAGGGATAAGTCATCAGTAACGTGTATCTTTACCTTATCTTTTTTCCATGCTTGTTTTGCATAGGGGCAGGGTGGGAGTTGTTGGAAATTTTCGCTTGGTACTTCAAGCACCTCTTTACTCCAGCATCTAATATCTTCCTTAATTAGATCGGATATAATCATGCTGCTGCTCCTGTTTGTCCGAATTGCGTGGGAGTTGCTCCTAATCTGCCAATTTCAGCGTTTTGTTTTTGTTGGATAGCAAATTGACGTTGTTGTAAGTATCCATTTATGCGCTCCTGTAATGCAGGATCTTGCTGTACCTTTTGTGTGATATCTGGTTGTGCCAACCATTGCTGGAACACTTGCAGTTTCATCTCATGCGCATCGTTTGGTTTTACGTTGGGTCGTACACCTGCAAAGATTTCTGCAATGGTTTGTCTTTCTTCGTCCATTGCTTTTTGCGAGGCAGTTTCCTTGGGAAGCATGACGCTTTCCGCAGCACCAGGTAAAATCTGTCCAACTGCAATTTGTAGTAATCTTTCGGTGTCCAGCGTGCCATTCTTGTCAAGCATACCACCTAGCTCGGCAATCGCTTTTACGCGCTCAAGCATTTGTTCTGGATCTTGGGTGGCAGCATCAAACTGCATATAAAAATCAAATCGTTCACCAGCATTGCCCTTGTTATACTTCTGCATGTCCTGCATACCTGTGACACGGAAGTATTCTTGGTCTGGGCCATACTGCTGGTAAAGTGAAAACACTTGATCAAGCACAAGTTTCAAATGATGGAATACTTTGTCTATCACTTCCTGTTGCTTCATTTGTGCTTCCACAGGATTTACTCCTGGTGCGTTTCTGCCAAAGAATCTGTCTGCTTGCTCTTGTATGTATCTGCGAAGTTCTACATTAACTACTGATCCACGGGGAGTGTCTGCAAATCTTACTTCTCCAGGTGTGCGATAAGGTAATTTTACACCCGGGCCGAAACGACTTGGGGCGCGCCCAAGAGGATGCTCTAGCGGTGGTAAGGTGGTAAGACTTTGCGAATCAATCGCAGCATCCGTTTCGACCTTGAGTACCTGCTGAAGGCTTTCGATAAGCTCCGGGTATGACCTTGAGGAGTACAGTTTTTTGTCTGTTTTTTCAAGGGTGGTTACAACAAATGGGTATTGCCCATGCGCATAATCAAGAAGTTGGTGCTTGGCATAAAGATCAGAAATATTGGCATGGTAGATCGTACAGTAAATACCAGGTACATTATCCTCATCCAATAATCTTTGATAACAGTACACAATTCTAATAAGGCTATTATCATTGTTTCTGGTAAACTCATCATTGTCCCGCAATTGATAAATATTTTCGTCTGCGTCTTCTCCTTGCCCTGCAAGTTCGATGGCAGCATCCACGAATTCTTCTGACCAGCTTTCAGTGCTAATTTTTGACCTTAATTGTTCTGGGGTCATACTTACAACTTGAAAGACATAGGGCGATTCCTGTGGATCAATGGCATAGCTTGGCCAAAAAACATCCTCATCTGGAGCAAGTGCTTTAATCTTGGGTCTGCTCACAACCTGACGAGTGACAGGTACTGTGGTTTCTCCATCCTTACGCATTTCTTTCAACATTGCCCGTGCCTTGGACTTGCTAATGTCAAACTGAGTTTTGAGTGCCTCGCTCAATTCCTCGTCCATACTGCCATCCTGTATAGCTCCGGCAATCTGTGGAAGGACTTGTGCAACCTCTTCAAGTTTAATGGTCTGTTGTTGCTTGAGTTCTTGGTTCTCGTACCAAGCATAATGCACCATCATTCCTTTTTCGAATAAATGATTTAATCCAAGTTCAATCTCAGGGTAGAACTCCTGCATCTTGGAGTTGATTAACCAGCGTAAGAACATGCTGACCACATTTGCACGCTCCACATCATTTGATTCTGTGGGTGTGGCAATTATGTGACCTCTGCGGATTGCATTCATTGACATTGCAACCCGGCAATTAATCAATTCATCGCACATCCTTTGCTCTTGATCACTTGCACCTTCCCAAGGAAATACCTCACCTGTTGAACTTTGGCTTGAGTGCTTCTTAAAATCATCACTCTTACCTGCCCACAAGCAATTACGGACATCGTAATCTCGTTGTCTGCGGTCTAACCACTCACCTAAATCGTTCTGGGTACGCTTGTACGCTTCACTAAGATAAGCAATGTCAGGCTCTTTGCTGACGTATAAAAGTTCTGGGTCGCTTGCTGAAAGCATAGTAGTGTAGCATAAAACTACATTAGCAACCTTATGTAGTCAACTTAATATCAATTCCTCTTGCACGGGCATTTTTATTTCTCCTGACTGAACTTTGAAATATCTTTCTAGTGCCTCTGTCATTTTTGGGCCACGAAACCATCCTGTCCCGTCTGTGGATTCTACACCTAGTTCCTTGCACCTCATAAGAACTTTAAATGAATTTATTGCACCTACATGAACTCGATCAAAAGACTCTGTCCACATAGTTAAATTCCTTAACTTCCATTCTTTTGTACCACCCACAAAAATAACAGATGCCTCTTGTGGTACATCCTGTGGAGTCATTCCATCTTGTACGCAAAATGCCCATGTAAGATCGTATGACTGTTCTAGTATAGGATGCCACTTTTCCCATTCCCTAAGAGTTTGGTCACGATCTCCTACACAATCTGGCACTACTACCCAGCGTGGTTTTAATATCGTTTCTTGGTAGTAATCTAGCATCTTAGTAAAATCAAACTCGTTCCATTCTTTGCCGGATGACCAAACACTAAATCTACCATTATCTATTCCATAAGGAATCCAAGGCACAGGTTCTCTGACTGCGGACTCAGGAGTAAATAACCAACCAACAGGATACCCTAGTCCAGCCCAATAATGGACTATCCCTTTAGCATTGTTGGATGGCATTACAATCATTGTGTAACACCAGGATCAAAGGATGGGTATTCTAATAAATTAACTGCTTCCTCAACTGTGCTTACAATTTCTGATGCATGATATGTAATCCAAGGAGATTTTGTATTAGTTACTACCACAATTTGCTTTTGCAAAGACCAAGCAAAAAGTATTTCCATTGCTGTGCCATAGCTTGGCATATCGCATTTTGCTATTATGGTATCGCATTTAACAATGTCCCGTTTATCCCGTTCGACCACTTGCTTGGCAATTCCAGCAATACTTTCTTTACCTCGATAATCTGCGTCCGTTGGGCTAATACTCATTATGCCCTTTTTTCTAAGTAATAAAGCCGCCCCTTTTCTCCAACGGATGCAAGTATCATCCATTTCATATATTGGGCCAGCCAAGTAAACTAAACTCGTAATCATCTTGTGACCTCCGCTTGCGTTGTTGTTTTGCAAACTTTTACAGAATCCAAAGCAAGATGATTAAATGATAGGTTTTTCTCTATCTCTTTAAATAGATACAGAGCTATACTTTCTGCGGTAGTCTGATCCAAGATTTCATTTAGATACCTATGATCTAATCGTTTTACTACTCTGCTAACGATGCCACGAAACTCTTGCTGGTCGATTAACCACCCAACTTCAGGGTCAGGTTCTCCGCTTACAGTCACATATACTTTGTGTGTATGTCCGTGCAGTTCTCCGTATTCCTTTCGTTTATTGCGGATTCTATGTGCCGCTTCAAAAGTAAATTCTTCTGTTAGTTTAATTTTCATCGTATTAATAACTTCCACCACCTGTCACTTGCATGTCTCGGTTAGTGATGTAATCCGCACCACTAACGAATAAATAACGCAGGCAGTCAATTTGGTCAGAGAAGTAATCACTCTTGGATTCTCCGGCATATTCAAGCATGGAGGAGATTGTATTCTCGCATTGATCAGAGAAGTAAAGCTTGGGACAATTCTTGTCTGTCATGGTTTCTGTATCATCCCAGCTAAGTGCGTCATTGATCTTGGCAATACCAGAGTCTATGGACACACCTGGTGCAGCACGGAATACAAATCCCATGTTACTCATTGTGTTGATTATATTACTTTCTCCCTCTTTTGTACGCACTGTGGCTGCTCCCATGCGTGGGTCAACTATCCGCTCGAATATCTCTTCACCATCTTCCTGTGCTTCAAAGTAATCCTTGTAATCTGCGTATCCCCATCCCAAAGGACGTTGTCCAGGGCCAGGCTTACCAACTGCTTTACCAGCACCATTAATGTGTGGGATTGCCCATGCTCCCATTGTACTGTCAGGGAACTCACGATAGATATATATCTTCTTGTCCTTCGTCACACCTGCCCATAATCCAACCCAAGGTTTACTACCACCCGGATCGCAGATGAAGTAACGGGTTACAGGTGCAGATGGATCTGCAATGAATGGTATCTTACTATGTTCAATGACATTTGTCTCACGCTGAAATTTTGGGAATTTTCCTTCAAAGCTCTTACTTGGTATGCCGAATAATCGAGCAAGTTTTACTTCCTGTGGTTGCTTGCTGTAGGTACGCACAAGTTCATCTGCATCCACAAATGGTGAATCCTGTGACCAAAAGTAATATATGCGACAGTCAGGCCAATTAGCAGACACTTGTTCCAAGGGTAGTTCCTTATCCATTAACGCAGAGTACTTTGACCTGACTGTCGTAGCTCCTTTCAATAAACTATTAACTAATGGCGTGTATCCTTGCAGAGTAGTGAAGGTCAGAATCAAGCGACCATGATTATCTGTAAGTCTTGCCAATAGCGTATTAAAAATATTTTCCGGAATTTCTTCATCTGCATGTATTGCATGGGCTGCCCATCCCTCAAAGATTTGTGGGTCTGCCATGTACTGCCTGTAATTATTAAAGTATATCGTACTCCCACGCTCTGCATCTGGATGTGTGGGTGGTAGGATTGCTTTACCAGCATTGAATCCATTCTTCTGTGTGTATTGCAGTGAATGATTCTCACTCTTCTTCTTGCTTCTCTTGTACCTTGCCGGAAGGCAGTCCCACACGTATCTTTGGCTATCACTCACGCTGCGCTCTTCTGAAACATGCATGGAACGTATCTCTGCTTCGGGTATGTTCTGTGCCAAGTGAACAAGTAAGCGAGAAGCAAAGGTGGTCTTTGATGATCTGTTACCACCCAAGCAAACATGTATCTTTGTATCCTTCCAATTTTCCATGACCCTACGCCACCCAGGAAGAGTCCAACCCCATTCGATTGGATCTTCCTTCTCGCTGGTTGGTTGGTCGAGGAGCAAGCGTGTAAGTGTTTCTGCGCGTACAGGATCTTGTACAGTTAGTCTATCTATCTCCTCATCTGATAATGCACACTCCAACTGTCCCTTTACATACTTAAAATCATCTGTCCAAGGTACACCAAAGCGTGCGTCTATTTCATCTGCATAGGTTATTTTACCCACGTCTTGCCTGCTCTTCGGTTAGTTGCTTCTCCAACTCCGCAACTCTGCGCTTCAATACAATGTTCTCATTGCTTAAACGTTGTACCCATTGAGGCCAATTCTCCACCTTCTCACCTGTGGGCTTGTATACATTCACTCATCGTCCTCCTCCAAATCCATGTCACATTCAAACTCAATGACATCTTCATCGTAATACTCCTGTGCTGCTTGCACCATACACTCCACGATTTCTTCATCATCCAAGTCAGATTCCTCTGACCAGCGATGAATCATATTCTTAAATTCATGGTAACACTGTTTTTTTGCTTCGCTCATTTTTAAAATTAAACTTTCCTTTGCTTGGCATTTTGCGTGGACGTGTGGTGCGATACACCCTGCCATCCTCGTTTATTGCCAATTGATTTTTGTTCCAAAATCTGTGCCATCCATCATTTACTTCTCTTGCGGTGAGGGGGACATCAATTCCTTCCATAAAGTAGTCCATGCTAGTTCTGCTGTTTGTGGGACAACTCCATTCCCCAAGAGCCTAAGTCTGTCCACCCTGTGCTGAGTCCCATCAATTGCTCCACGAACGAAGGATTCAATTTCGGTGACCCTTGGTTCTTCCCACTCGTATTGCTCTTCTCCTGGTCTTGCAGGCCATTGTGTTTGTCCTCCATGATGTGCTGACATTGCGTGTTCAATGGAAGGTGAAGATTCACTCCTTTCTCCGCTTGTAGCTTCGCTCTCGCTTCCCACTTCTCCTTGCTCTCCGCAGTCTTGTGGTCTCTGCTTTGTGGTGTTGCCCAATTCTTCTTCGCTTCCTCCGCTAGTATCTTGCCCCCCGTTCCGGGTTTGCGACTGCCTGGGTTGCCTGCTCGTGGAGTGGGCCAATTCATCTTGGGATTGTTTACATCCTCCCTCAAGTTCTTGCATCCTCCCTTCTTCTTGTTCCTCGCAAGCGCTTCTCCTGTCTTGGGTGGCAAGTGATCCATCGTGTTTGGTGTTGCCCAATTCATCTGATTCAAGTCTCTCCCCAAGCACTTCTGATTGCTCTCGGGCGCAGTTCTCGCTCCCTCCACGTGGTCGGAGGCTTGCGGGGTTGCCCATGTGTCCAACTCCCCATTGATTGCCATTGCAGTTAGATTCCTGCTCCTTTGCGTCCTCTTCTGTCCGTCCTTCTGTAAGCTGTACTTCTCCACTGTATGGGCTTCTGGCGTGGGGTAGTTTCGCAAGGATGAACACTCGTTTCCTTTGGTGTGGAGCGCCAACTTCTTCCGCTGAGAATATGCCCCACGCGCATTTATAACCTTCTTCTTCCAAATCGGACAGCACTCGCCATAACCCCATCGTGGTGTGTCCTGCGACATTTTCCCAAAAGCACCAAACAGGTCTAATTGCCCTGACGTGCTTGAGGATATATGGCCATAAGTGTCTTGGGTCTTTTTCTCCTTGTCGCTTGCCTGCTGAACTGAATGGTTGACAGGGATATCCTCCAATGAGTCCGTGTACTTTTCCACGAAACTCTCGTGCAGGGAAGGTTTTAAGATCCGTCCAGATAGGTGCGTTATCCATCCTCCCTTCTTCAGTCTTCGCAACCAGGTTTGCTTGGACGAAGGCTTCGATCTCCACATTGCAGATGACTCTAACATCCACGCCTGCTCTTCTAATTCCAAGTTCAAGCCCTCCGTATCCGGTACAAAAGCTGATAATGTTTTGGGTATTATCCACATTACCTTTGGGATTGTTCCCATCCCTGTTGCTCAGTCTCTATATTACCTTCCTCACTCTCATCGTCATGCTCGTCCAAGCAATCGTACTCCCAATCATCATCTATCATACCAATCTGTCCTTTCTGTCATAATTTCCTTCCAATGTGTACATATCCCCACTCTCACGCTTGACCTTGACCACACTTCCCAAGGCAAATGTCCCCGGCTTCGCACGGAACTTGCCATGTGTACCATCTGGAAATTCAATAAATCGTAAGTATGGATTCTTGGGTAGCAGATAAACCTTTGCACTAAGTACTCGATCCATACTCTGCTTAATCATCCCTTCCTTAATCGCACGCCTCTCCTCCTTCGCATTCTCTTCCTTCTGCTTGCTCTCCATATCCAAGAGTAAAGCAACCATCTTCTTGCTCAGTCGCTTATTACTAAACGCTAATCTCGCAGTAATCGGTTTTACACCAACCAACTGACTGAACTCCGTGTAATTCATACACGCTTCCTTCAGTATCCCTTTCCCACGTTCCGTATCCATTTGTCACCTTATGTAGTCTTACACTTGACAATGCAAGTATTTTCTGAAAAAAAGTAAAATATACCATGCCTAAGCAATACAAACGAAGAGCAAGAAAACCTGGGTCTGTACGTGGATTCTGTGATGATATGACAAAAAATAATATAATTAATTCAGCTGCCAAGATTGCAGCAAAACAATCAAACGGAAAAAAAGAAGCAGAAATCCTAATGAAACAAGATCCAGAACTTCGTAAGTCAATCAGCAACTTCCTACGCTATCGATTAGACATGACAGAACAGGAGTTCCTCAACCAGGTAAACTCCAAGCTCTCAAACATGGTAGCAGACTCCCTAAACACTCTACACAGCAAGCTAGATGAAATACCTCCACAAAATCTTGCCTACGCAGTCGCAGTACTCATGGATAAGTTCCTCACAGTCTCAGGCAGACCATCAAATATAACAGCATCCGCAAATGTGACTCTCGGTGCATCCGATATGTCTCCTGACCAGGTACGTTCAATCCTAAAGGGTGCAACCAAACAAGTGAAAAAACAACCTACCAAAGCATCAGAAGATAAAGTCACCGATATTACCCCAGATGACACCCCTGCATAAGAAAATCATTGCACTCCGGCAAAAGCAATATTCCTACTCGCAAATCATTAAGGTACTCAAATGTTCACGCTCAACGGTGTCCTACGCATTACGCAAAAAAACCAGACTACTCGCAAAACAAAAAAACGATAATGCTCCACCACATCATAAAAAAATACGGAACAAAATATATACCTTTAAAAATCCAAGAATCAGAAAAACTCCCACTCCTATCTGGTATCTCAATCCTTCACCAAAACAGATAACCAAATCCATTTCCACAAAAGCACATACCTTTCAACGTAGAATGTCATTCAATTATAAAGATGTATATAAAAAATATGGTGACACTTTCTCATGCGCACTTACAGGTAGACCACTCAAATTCAATGAGCCTCATACCTATGAATATGATCATATCATGCCTCACTCACGGGGTGGAGATAACTCACTCTCTAATCTCCAAATACTCTGCCCAGAAGCAAACCAAGCAAAAGGTATGATGACCGATGAAGAATTTAAGGATCTATGCAAAGAAGTTATTATTCATGCAGGATATAAAATCTATAAACCTCTAGATATGTAATCTTTTCCTTGCTCAGGTATTGTGGCGGGGTTTCTATATTGTCCCTGGTTATTTTCATCGCCTGCTAGGTAACCACATAAAAGCCTAGCACCTCCTCTTTTACACTACAAACAAATACCCTCGGAAACGAGGCCTTGCTGTACGAGGGGTAGGGGGGCATGAAGGATGAAACATGGGGGCATACACCCCATCATAACCATGTGCAAACATAGCCCCATTCTGGGGGCATTATTGCAAAAAAAGTTATGCGGGGGGTGATAATAATATAGAAAGAACGCAAGCGCGCAGGCGCGCCCCCGCCCCCCCATGTGCGTGCGTTGCGTGCGTCTTTTTATAGCGTCAGGTAGGGTTGCATTTTTTGTTAGTAATTGCAAGGTGTGGATGAATACTGAGATTGCGTGGATTTGTCCGGCAAGATTGCAAGATTGCGTGCGATTGCGTGGTGGATCTCAATTGATTGCAAGCTAGGTTGAAACAATCTAGTTGAAATATGTAGTTAGTGTAAATACATAAATCATGTAATTACTTTTTCTGTTACCGGGAAGAAATGCTTTTTTAACGTACTAACGTACTGACGTACTGACGTCACATGCTTCTCGCATCACATGATTTCTTGCTACTTGTTTGCATGGATCACATGGTGACCAATTTGCAAGATTGCGTGAAAGTTTTTTTGCATGGTGCATGGCCTCGTTTTACGAGGGCACGCTTGCATGGTGCATGTATAGTGGCATGCAAGCATTTATTAGATAGGTGACAATTAACTACATAATAAGTTGACAAGATACAATTGATGTGTTTTGCTGTATTCCATGCAAGCAAGATTGCTTGTTATTAATAACTCAAAAATACTACATATGAAAATTACTACCAATAATCACTACCGCATGATCTTATCTTTTTTTGATCTTACAGAAAAAGAACAAAACGATATTAAGGATAATTACGATACAATCGAAGAAAGTTCTTTCTTTCGCTATCGTGGAATTGTTTATGATCTTTGCGAGTTTATGCGTAACAATGATAATACGCCTTTTTCCAATGATTGGGATGGATATCATAATGATTCATTCTTTAGCGCTGTGCTTGTTAAGTACTCATCTTGCAACGATGGCGTAAAAGTTGGATTGGCAATTTCTTAATCTCTAACAATTACTACAATGACAGATATAAAATACAATGGTTGGACTAATCGCAGTACTTGGTTAATTAATCTATGGTACGAACCACACACAACAAGTGATCTCGATTGGATCAAAGAAGAGCTAGAAGAACGTTCTAGTGATTTAGCAAATAGCGAAAATATATGTGATAAGATTCTTTCTGACATGCTTAATTTGCAAGCAATCAATTGGGATGAATTAAAAGAGCATGTTGAAACAGAGGAAACTTGCGTAGCTTAACAAACTACAAACAGCTAAATTTAAATACTATGCAATACGACATTTCAATCATACTACTCGCACCTTACGCCATCCTTGGCGCTTGGATCGCAATACAAACAATACTTACAAGAAAGAACTAATTATGAAAAATTATCAAGAATCACTAGCACGAATTGATGAATACAATGGAGACGAAAATCATTACTTACTTATTTGGGACGATCCAATGGTAATGGAGATACGCAATGAGAAGCAACTAAGGAGCATGTTTGATGCATGTAAAGAACATGAAAATGACGATTGGTTATTATGTGGAGAAAGGGGCACATATGATGAGTCTATTTGCAAAAATATTGATGAGATTATGGCACATCTAAACAAAGAGAAAGAGGTTGCAATCGGAGAAATGCGTGATCCATCACCACAATCTGTAACAGATGAAAATGGATATGTGCGTATTCGCAGAATTTATAACAATGGAGAGTAAAGGGAAACTAGCATGATATTATTCATAGAATTAACAAAGGAACAACATCCATTCACAAAGCAATTACATTACCGAGCAAAGGCTACAAATAGTGTTCGAGAGTGGTTAGGTGACGGTATTGATGGAAACAGACAACAAGCAATTTCTAAGTGTTTTGTTAAGTACGAGAAACAAGGCTATTCAACCTATTACATACTGAAAGGATAACTAGCATGAATACATTTTGCATAGGAAAATATCCTATTGGCACGCAATACATGCCAATAAGAAAGAATACATATGTATGCACCATTACAGACATATATAAGACATATAATAACAATGGTGACTTAGTTAAAACTACTTACGTGGCAACGCATGAATTTTGCGGTCAAACCATTACAGAAAGCGATGTAAATGAAACTACAATTGCACGTGGCATTGATAATATGAAAGCAAAGGAGAAACTAGCATGAACTTATCAACAGAAAAATTATTACTACTCACAAAACAAGAAAATGTCTTGTCTTTAATATATGATGCAGAAAATACAAGCGAGGGAAAGTATAAATATTCACTTGCTGACTATCTTGACGCCAAGAAAGTTTATAAAGAAGCGGAAGATAGACTAAGCGAGATACACCAGGAAGAAAGTACTCAAGAATCACAAGGCCCAAGTGGGCCAAATGTAGACAAGCAATATTCGTGGCCTGATGACGTTGAAGATGATTGCTACCATATGGAGGAAGTACATTGACACATCACGCAAAACAACTCTTTCCAATCGCCTTGCAAGGGTTGCTAGAGATTGGCGAGAAAGGAAAGAAACAACGAGAGCAAAGGGAGCGTGCAAAGCAAGCCAGCAAGGCCTCGTTTACGAGGGCATGCATGCATGCAGGTAAAGAGAAGCAACTTAAACTAAAACTAACAACCACACTATAATTATGAGCAAACCAGCACAAAATATTGATCTATGGAAACAAGCAAACTCTACACTTGAGAATATTGAAGAAGAGTTGAGAGAAGCACGTTTCCACGATGATACACAATCAATTGAGTATTTCTTGAAACAGAAAAGAGAGACTCACGCATTACTTACACAACTTGAAACAAAGGAGGAAACAGCATGAAAGAATTAATACTTTGGGGCATCAAAAAAGGAGATCCAAATTGGATGCAAGAAATCATCACAAACGATAAGCGCAATTTTGAGAAAGCAGTAAAAGAAATATGGGATAATATTCCTTCCGGCTTTTCTTCTTATTACACCACACTTTGCGACATTGAGCAAGGGAGGGTCGAAGTATGAGCAAGCAAGATAACCATGACCTACTCCCAAAGCTCGCAATGGGCATGTCGCTCTTCATAGCGATGAAATTCGTGCCGAAAGTGCTTGCCTGGTGGGCTAAGAGAAACAAGGAGAAATATTAAATAATGAAAGTAACGAAAATAAGATATTTTAAAACATTAAATGGTGTTGGTTACGAATGCCACACAAATATAGATGGAGTAAGAATTTGCAATCATGGAACAGGGGGAGCAACCTTTATTGATGGCGCATTTAAAGATACAAAAAATTTTAGAGAGTTATCCGAATGGGACTTAGAAGATTTAATTGACCAATACGAAAATAAACTCTTGACACAATAACTTCGAAGGGTGCATGAACACTACAGAATTGATAGAATTAAAATCAATTGGTCACTACTTTGATCAAAACAATAAAATATTATATCCAATCAATAAAGATGGATCACCAGACATTGAAAATGATGTACTTGTTTCTGAAGTTGAGCGAGAAAATGGTATATCAATTCAAGATTGGAATACAATACACAACCCTATAGCTTAACGAGAAAGCGTTTTGATACCTTACATGGGTATACACCTTCTTTTTCTATTAAAACGCTTTCTAGGTAGCTACGGGAGGCTGAAAACGCATACTATGAGATACATCATAAGTTACTTGTAGTCTAAAATGGTTTCTTATCATGTAACCGGGCATCTACTCGTGTCGAGAAACGCCCGGTTGGTTTGGTAAAGGTTAGCTTGGTAGCACGTACCTCTCCATTTCTGTTCTTAGCGACATTGCAAATGATATCATCAGTTGTGGGATCTACTTCTTTCTCTCTGTGCATGAGTAACACACAATCTGCATCTTGCTCTATACTTCCAGACTCACGCAAGTCTGATAGCATGGGATTTCTGTTTTGAGATTCAAGCGCACGATTTAACTGACTCAAGGCAAGCACTGATGTTTCATACTCCATTGCTATTGCTTTCAATGAACGAGAAATGTGGCTCACCTCTTGCACTCTTGAGTCATGTCCAGGTGAGGAGAGCAGTTGCAAG